GCGGTGAACAAGCGAACTTAGGTGTAACTTTCGTGGGCAAGTATGCAAGTATTTGTGAAGGGATAAAAGTAGCAATACCACCAAATCAAGTTATACCACATACACATAAATTAAAATGAACAACTGCTAGGGAGCCATAGCTTCAGACCTAGTTTTACCATTTTTCACGGACTTATCTCAATGGCAAAATTGGCAGATAAGATTGTTAAGATGGAAATTAACAATTCTGAAAAACGTTTTCATAGCGGAGGACTATGGGCAACTAACTTCAAACCTTTTACTGGTTTTGGTTGTTCAATATTATTTTACTTTACCTTTTTTCTTCGTCAATCTTTTAAAAATTTGTTTTACAAGTGGTTTGACTGCATTAAGTAATAATGGAGTACTGGCAGCAACCAAGCCAATAACAGCAGTAGATACAATAGTAGAAACTTCTGGAATGTACTGATCTTTGAATGCGACGTCCTCATAAATCGTAATACACTCAATACCATCATCACCTCTTTTATGACCAGTGACACGCTCTAGCCTTTTTTCGTTACGAAAATCCCCGACCCTCTGGTCTTTCTTGCTAGGACAATCAGGTATTATAGGTTCTTTTTTTTTATCTTTTGGTATCTCTGTTTTTGGTGGTTTGCCCTCTGGTAACTTTTCTTGCTCTGTAACTGGTGCTGCCTGTTCTGTAATAATTAAATTTTTTGCATCATATATTAAAGGTGTAAATGATGGAAAGGGGCAGTCAGTTATAACACCATTAGGATCATCTAATATTAGATTTCTGTTGCCTGTATTTCTTGTATCTCGATGGTAATAATTACAGCCAATAAAATTAATATTTGAATGTTCGTAATTAGGAATGTAAGTCTGGGGTAAATGTATTTCTGGAATTATTATTTGTGGTATAACAATCTCTGGTATTTCCATTAAAGAGGTAATGATTTACCAGTAGATGTTGGTAGTTTTTTATCAATCTGTGTTGGTAAAATCTCTGTCACTCTTTCCATAACTTCATTCATTACTCTTGTTTTAAATTGTTCTGACGAAAAATACTTGTAAGCATAGACACCACCGCCTAACATTGACGTAGAAATAATAAAACTTAAAATAGATAATATTTGAGAGATTTTTGCCATGAGAGAAGCCTTTGCTAAAGCATTAGTACCTGTCACTATTATAACTTTCTGCTCTATATGTGCATTGGCTCCACTCTATGTTTCTCTGTCAATGATGACTAGAACAATGAACTCAAAGCCAGTTAATTAAAATTTATACTTTAAACCAACCTTGGTTCCATAAGAATTAGTGTCGTCTGTAACAATAGAAAATTCTCCGTAAACATCAATATTTTTTGATGCAACTACATTACCACCAACTTTTCCAGAGAAGTTTGTTTCTGAGTCTGCATTATCTGGATTATTAAGATACGCTCCACCTTGAATGTAGTAACTACCAAAAGCATTACCATTTTCATATCCAAGATGTAAGTCAGTGCCAGAGCCAGTATAGTCTTTGCCTGTATAAGAACCATTGTTCTCTACGTTTACATAGAAACCAGCAAATGCAGGAGTTGATAGTGCTGAAGCAGCAGCTATTGTTAGTACTTTTTTAAGCATTATTTAAAAGAATAAAGCTCAATAATAATCGTTTTTATATTAATTTCAATAATCACTGGTCAGTTATTATTAAGACCACGGAACACCAGTTGTTGTTGTAGGTGTTTTAGATTTTTCTATTTGTTGGGCTATTCCTGTTTCAATACTTGTTACACGATCAGATCCTAAAACATCTTTTGTCCATTTGATAGCATTTTCTTTTGTAATATCTTTATATGCAGTAAATGATTTAGAACTAGGAGCAGCCAAAGAAGCAACTCCATAATTAGAACCTGTATAAGTAACAGCAGAATCACCGCTTCCAATTGTTTCTGAATCAGTTGCAGTCCAGTGTATTACAGTTACTACATCAGATAAACTTCCTACAGTTTTTGTTGCATCTAAAGCAACTACATCCCAAGTAACAGCCATAATAATTTTTAAATACTTTGATTATATATTAAGTGTTTTCTTATTCAGAAACACCATCAACTTTTTTAAGACCTTCGACTAGCTTTTGATTCCCAATAATTTTAGTTGTTAATTGATTTAGCAGTTGTTGTTTTGCCTGTATATCACTTTGAATCTGTTGTGCCTGTTGTATATCAGAATCAAGAATAGATTTTGTTTCTTCGTAAAGTTCTTGTGGAGTCATAAAAATTTAATATGTAAACGTATTATACTAAGCAGCTTCAAGTGCTTCAACCTTGCCTATAAGTTCCTGTACAGCAGCCACAAGCAAAGGCACAAGTTTACTTTGATCTATTCCTTGATAAACAGGGTTGTTATCAGAATCAACTTCATCTTTAGTACCAGTTATTGCCTCTGGTACTGCTGTAACTTCATGTGCGAAAAATCCATCTACTGTTCTACTTGGTGAAGATTTAAAATTAAATCTATATGGTTTTAAAGTTTTTAATCTAGTAATACCATTAGATATTGCAACTGCATTTTCTTTCAATCTGTAATCAGAACTCGTTGCATATGCAGTTGTAGTACCATTATTTGTCATGGTAATACTTCCTCCAACTTGTCCATTAGCTCTGAATTGAATCGCAACAGCGTTTCCTGAGAAAGCATCATCTGTATTAAATATTGCTCCACCTGTAGCAGCATCATAATTAAATTGATATGTTGCGTTTACAGTACCGCCAGAATTAAAGGCGAAATGCCCATTATTTTTGATACGCATACGTTCCTGTAATGCTGTCGAGCTTGCTGGTAAAGTAAAAAATCTTAAATCGCCTGGTAGATTATCACTGCCATTACCTGCTCCAGAACAACTACAC